CTCAGATGAGGGAACACTCGCCGGGCGAACCCGGCCTCTGCTCGAAGCGTGAGGCGTTTAGAGAAATATTGCCAAAATTTGAGGTGCTATGACCAGTGCAGCTTTGCAATGGATAGCCGACAACGCGTCTCACGAAGGGGATGAGTGCCTTGTTTTCCCCTTTAGCCGCGACCGAAAGGGCTATGGCGTTGTGTGGGTGAAGAAAGCAGATTTCCGCCGACGCACAGGGGCACATCGCTTGATGTGCGAGTTAGCCCACGGAGAGCCGCCTTCATCGCGGCTTGAGGCGGCCCACTCCTGCGGCATGGGGCGCAACGGCTGCGTTAACCCACGTCATCTCCGCTGGGCGACGCGAAAAGAAAACGCTCAGGACGCTGTGGCGCACGGTGCTGTTTTCAACCCATATGGGCAACCGGGGACGAGGAAAGACGGTACGAGGGCCGCAACTATTGGCGAGAGCCATGGACGCGCCCGCCTCACGCGCTCCGATGTGGAGCGCATTCGAAATCATCTGGCCCATGGGGGAAAGGTCAAGGATGCCGCCGAGGCATACGGCGTACACAGATCGACGATCAGTTTGATTAAGTCGGGGAAGAACTGGTCCTACTCTGTTCGCTAACACGCCGGGCCACGGGGCGAAATTCACCGCGCCCCGCTGTTGAAGAATATTGCCAATTTTCAGAGATCGGGAAGGCCCGTTCCGAAAGGTCTGGGCTGGAATAAGAGCGAGGCGCTGCTGTCCCTTCGCCTTCCCGCCCCCATACGGCATAGCCGTAACGAAACCGGCTCCGGCCGGCAGACGGTAGCCTTCGGGCCGGTCAAGCAGATTGCCGCGCTGGTGCACACAGCGGCAAGACCGTGGCGGGCGATATCGCTGGAGCCGTCATCAATTCACCTCGCGGGTGAAGCGCCAGAGAGCCCCGTCCCGGTCTGTCACCGAACATCGGCCATATGTGAACCGTATTTTGCGGAGAGCGCCATGCTGCCAAAACTAACTCAGGATTTTCTCCTGAGCAGGCTCAGTTACGATGCGCAGACTGGCGAGCTAAGGTGGAAAAGCCTTCCGGCTAGTGAGTTTTCAAGCCCTCACGCCCACAAGATTTTCAAGGCGCAATACGCCGGCAAAATCGCGGGCGGCCCATCTTGGGACGGTTATTGGCTGGTCTATCTAAACCGGAAAAAATACCGCGCCCACCGCATTATTTGGCTCATGATATACGGGGTTGAGCCCGATATAATCGACCACATCAATGGCGATATTTCGGATAATCGCCTTAGCAACTTGCGAAGTGTCGATACCGCGGCGAACGGTAAAAACAGGCCTATTACTAGGGCCAATCGCAGCGGGACGCAGGGCGTATCGTGGCACCCCAAGGTCGGTAAGTGGCGGGCTAGGATCAGCGCAGATCGTAAGGCTCGCCATCTCGGTTTCTTCAATGACTTCGATGCTGCGCTAAAAGCCCGGAAGGAAGCTGAAGCGGCCCTTGGGTTTCACAAGAACCATGGCCGTCCACCCCGCGTCGCCGCGTGATGGGGCTTTCGCATTCAGGAGAGAACAATGGACATCACCATCACATTCGGCTGGTGGCTTCTGCCGCTCGCCGTCACGGTCCTTTCCTATGGCGTGGCGATTTCGAAGTTCTCGTACGGCGGCGGCGACTACAGCTTTCCCGAGGTCGGCAACGCCATCCTGCTCATCGTGGCGACTATCCCGGCGCTCCTTGCGTGGCTCATCTGGGCCTTGCTCACCTAACCCCTCCACCCCAGCAGAAAGGAACCAGCATGCGTATGATCCGAAGTCTGATCTATGCCGGCCTCGCCCTTGTGGCCATGGCCTTCGCAATCTCGGCGCCCGCAGTGGCAGCAACCCCGACCGACCCCGGCATCTATCATTCGATCAAGACCAGCCTTGACGCGCCGGCCATTCTCCAGGTTCACGAGGACACCGTCGCTCTGACCTGCGAAGCCCCGGCCACCATCATCGGCGCCGCCGTGGGACGAAGTCCGTATCCGTCCGGCGCGCTGACCGTCGTCGATGCGCTCGGCACCCGCCTGCACTTCATCGAGGTGCGAAGTCGCTGCTGACGCCCCGCATACCCAAAACGAGAGCCGGGCTTAGGTCCGGCTTCTTAACCTTCGCAGGCGTCACAAAGAGGAAAGTCTGGGCTTTTTCCATAAGTGCTGGTCGGATGCCCGCAGTGGGCGCAAGCCACAACCTCATCCTCTTTCTGTTCGACAAAGTCTTCTTCGTCTTCATGGTTAGCCAAGGCAGCCTCCTAGAGTTCAGGTGCTGTGCAGATTGCAATGCCAGATCGGGGGAGTCGAGAGCGCTCCGGAAGCTTCTCTCTGTATCCTTAATCGAGGGTAGAGAAAGACGCGTCCGCTATCCATGATGACTGCAGGTTGAACCATCCATGGTAAGCGCGATCAATATGGTCTCTGATGCGGGGTTTATACCTACCGGAGATTGAAATGGCCCACATTTCGTCCATTCCGATGCCGACACAGGAGAATGCCATGAGCATGTACGACAGAATTCAGGACGGCCCGTATACTGGCAAGGGCATCAGCGGCGGCGCGAGCCTCGGCATGGAAAGCGCCAAGATCGGCAAGCTGGAAAAGCGCTCTGCTCTCAGCGAGAACGCTGACACCTTGTCCGATGCGCGCCGTCTCGCCTGCCGCGTTCAACACCTTGTCGACCGCTTCTGCGGCCGTATTCCTACCCCTGAGGTGAGCGCCGAGGACAATTCCACCATGGCGATTTCTCCTATCCTCGATGACCTCCGCGAGGACGCAGCGCGCACGGGATACGAAGTCCGGCGCGCCATGGAACGTCTCGACCACCTCGAGGCGCAGCTTCCGTAATCCCGCAATGTCTTGGAGCGGGCAGTCTCAGCTTCGTCAGCCGGCGCGAGGAACAAGGCTTTCACTCTTGCCTGTAGAAGGCGCGGCGACCGCTCCGGGGTTTCTCAGCCCTGCATATGCGCCGTGAAGTGGGCAAGCCGGCAATCACATGAAGGCGTCGAAACCTTATGACATCAACCGAAGAATGGGAAAGCGAACTGACCGCGAAGCAGCGGGCCTTTGTTCGTGAATACCTGATTGACCTCAATGCCAGCCAGGCCGCCCTCAGAGCAGGCTACAGCGAAAAGTCGGCGCACGTCGAAGGCACGAGGTTGCTAAAAAATGCTAAAGTGGCAGCCGCCGTTTCCGCAGCCATGGATTTGCGGGCAAAGCGCACAGAGGTCACGGCCGACAGGGTGTTGAAGGAACTGGCGAAGATCGGTTTCTCTGATATCCGCAAGGCTGTGAAGTGGCAGACGAGCTTGATCACGGAAGAGGACAATCCCGACGGTGGCGACGTTGCGGTGGTCAAGAACATCGTCACGAACAACGTGCAGCTCGTCGCCAGCGAAGACATCGATGACGACACTGCGGCGGCCATCGCCGAGATCAGCCAGAACGCGCAGGGCGGCTTGAAGATCAAGCTGCACGACAAGCGGGCCGCCCTCGTCGACATGGGTAAGCACCTCGGCATGTTCACGGAGAAGGTCGAGCACTCTGGAGAGGTCGCCGTGACGTTCAACACGATCTACGAGACGAAGCCGCCGAAGTGAGCGTCTACGACTTCCGCGTCCGCTGGTATCAGCAGGCGTTCCACAAGGCGCTTGTCGGAGGACAGAAGAAGCGCCTGATCGAAATTGCGCACCGCCGCTGGGGAAAGGACGAGATCGTCCTGCACGGCTTCCGGGAGCTTTCCAGGCGGCGTGTCGGAACCTACTGGCATTGCTTCCCCGAGTATGCCCAGGCGCGCAAGGCGATCTGGAACGGGATCAACGGCCATACGGGCAAGCGGCGCATTGATGAGGCATTCCCGC